GCTGCTGTCAAGAGAACCACTTCGTGCCGTTTGAAGACTTGGATGATGACATGCAACAAGACATCCTAGAGGCTGCTCAAGATGAATAAAGATTACCGCCTCAAAGAGAACCGCGCAGAGTACTTTACGGCTCTGTATGAGATGAACCTGGAACACAAAGTGATGCCGGGGCTGGTGTACTTGTACCTGCCCGAGCTGGCTAAGCGTTACGGCTGGGATGAGGAACAGAAGCTGTGGTTCGCTACCATCAACGGCTGTACTCAGAACCCCATAACCTCGCTGCGTATATTCAACAAGTACCCTGAGATTCCCAGCGCCGGGCCTAAGTGGATGGCTATGGACGAGTGGTTTAATGCTGAGTGGGCTGAACTGCAGTTTGACAGTGATAGGCTCAAGAACAAACGCAACACCGTCAAAGCCTTGCACAGCTATAGCAAGCTCGTCCGGGCTGCGGGCTCACAGGTCGCGCTCTGGGCGGGTAAGAGCTACAAAGAGTGTTGGGCCACGGCTAATTCAATATTCAGCTTTGGTCGCCTGTCTACGTTCAGTTACCTAGAGTACGTGCTCATCATGGGTCACGGGGCCAAGTGTGATGACTTGATGTTTGAAGACTTCGACGGTTCTCGCTCACACCGTAACGGGGCGCTGTTCCTACAGGGCTTGGACAATCTCGTTTACGACAAACGGGCTGACAACACGTTTGACGGCAAGTATGAAGACATGAAGAGTATGTGTAGCTGGCTGGGTTTCAAATCAGATGAGATGCTAGCTACGGTTGACCACCCTGACGCCGGTTACTTCACCCTGGAGAGCCAGTACTGTCAGTTCAAGAACGGATTCTTCAAGCGCCGTTACCCTGGGGTATACGCTGACATGGCTCAAGAGCGAATTGAATGGTATGACGCGCTCGGCTTCAAGAAAGAAACCGAGGTGTTCAAAGACATGAGACATAATAACCTGCCCGCATGGCTACGTGTAGAATCTGAAATTAAACCCATGGCCCGCCCAAAGCGTGCTGCGATGTTTATGGAAACCGGCGCTCCTTACCGAGCTGAATACTTTTTGGAGACTAACGCATGAGAACAATAGAAGCCTATCAATGCTCAGACGGTTTGATATATGATGACGAAGACAAAGCCAAAGCGCACGACGATGACCTACTAGGTCAAGAACTGGATGGCCTGTTACGGCTGTTTGAATTGCAATTACCTCGCAGTCAAGAATACAAAAGCCTGTTGTGCGTCATGAAAAAACGCAAAGAACTACTCAGCGCGGTTGTATTGATTACTGCGATTCTTGAACACGGTAGGGAATAACATGACACACGCTATTTTGCGAGTAGCCGGTACGTTCGGCTCAGGCAAGACCACCGTGGCTCGCGAATTTATGACCCGCTACCCCACCCAGGAGCTCCTCAGCTCTGCGGGGCGGGTGATGGGTTATAAAATTGAGGCCGGTCTCGCTGCTCCGGTGTTCCTACTCGGCTCTTACCGTAACGTGTGTGGCGGGTGTGACGGCATACCCACCCAGCAAGACATAGCCGAGCGTATCCTCAAAGCACACACCCTAGGCCATGTGCTATATGAGGGCGCTTTGGTCTCTGCGAGCGGCTTGGGCGGTGCTGTAACGCAGGCCATCCACCCTACCGGGTGTGACGTTTACGCGTTCCTCACCACCCCGCAAGACCTCTGTGTTGAGCGCGTAATAGGTCGTCGGGCCGCAGCGGGTAACGAGAAAGAGTTCGACCCTAAGAACCTGGTGGCAAAGTTTGAGAGCGTGTGGGCGTGTTACAAGAACCTGAAAGCTGAGGGCTCTTACGACGTGCGCTTGCTAGACTACACTGACCCGCACCCCGTGCTGATGGGTATATTTGAGGAGTTTGATAATGCTTGATAGCAACCCGTACCTGCGTCCGGATGCCAACTCGGTCTGCACCTGGCAGGGGTACTTGTATTTTGTTTATGAGCGCGAGGTGATGCGAGTCGCCCGTGAGAACAACTACCCTGGTGTGTTGACGAATGACCCGATATTGCTGAAGTATCGGTTCACCAACATACGCCGCCGTGATGACCGCGCCTCACAGTGGGTCATAAATAACCTAATAACGCCTAACTCAAATCATGAAGATCTCTGGTTCACGCTGTTGATAGCCCGGCTAATCAACTGGCCCCCCACCTTGCAGGCTTTGATAGCTGCTGGCGTTATGCCCAGTTGGTCTAAAGACTTTGACGCTGAGCGTTTCTCAACCGTGTTGGAAAAACAGAAAGCCTTAGGTCTCAAGGTTTACGGCGCGGCTTACATGGTGTACCCCACGATGATGAACCCCGGCGGTGTCAAGTCTGAGAGCATAGCTAAGTACATAATTGGCGACGCTGTCATTCGGGCTGACAACATACGCAACGCTATCTGGTTTGGTAAAAGCATTAGCGTAGAAGAAACAGTTCATGCGTTGGCTCAGTGTTTCGGTGTAAGCACGTTCATCGCCGGGCAGGTGGCTGCTGACCTCACCTATGCTCCAGGGCATTTGGGCCGTGCGGTTGACTTGTACTCTTATGCCCCTTTGGGGCCGGGTAGTCAACGTGGGCTAAACTTGCTGCTCGGTAAAGCGTTGCACCACGGCTGGGCGCAACCTGACTTCAACGCTGCGCTTATCCAGGCTAACGAACTCGTAAAAGATGAGTTAAAAATAACTGACTTGACTTTACACGACGTACAGAATACAATGTGTGAGTACAGTAAGTACGTTAAGGCTGTGTTAGGTCAAGGCACTCCGAAGTCAATATATAGAACAGAAACAGGGTATTAATCATGGAAATAACTGGACGCAATGTAAACGACACCCTTGAGGACGCCATCTGGCGTTTAAAAGCTGGCAAGTACGAGCCCGAGGCCTCACGTAACGGGCGCGTGCTAGCGTTCCCTGAGCCGGTGATGACCACCTACCTAAAACCCCAGGAGCGCGTGGTGTTCTCACCCCTGCGAGACGCCAACCCTGTTTTCCACCTGCTTGAGTCTATTTGGATGCTCGCCGGGCGGGAAGATGTCGGCTTCCTCAAGCTCTTCAACGGCACCATAGGCCAGTTCAGTGACGACGGAACTACGTTCAACGCCGCTTATGGCAAACGCTGGCGCTCGCACTTTAAGTTTGACCAACTGTCGGCAGTGATTGAAACGCTGCGAGCTGACCCTAAGAGCCGGCAGGCCGTTGTTCAGATGTGGGACGCGCAAGACTTCAACAAGCCCACAAAAGACAAGGCGTGCAACATGTCGATAGTGTTTGACTGCCGGGGCGGCAAGCTAAACATGACCGTGATGAACCGCAGCAACGACCTCTGGTGGGGCGCGTACGGCGCTAACGCGGTGCACATGAGCTTCCTGCAGGAGTTTGTAGCCCACTCGGTTGAGATGCCTGTCGGTGTCTACCGCCAGTTCAGCAACAATCTTCATCTTTACCTCGACGTGTATGACGGACAGAGTTTCATTGACAACCCTATGCCGCTGTCAAACTGCAACTACTACCGCACGGGTACGGTGTCCGCGCTACCTATCATGCTGAACGCTGATTACAAAGGCTTTCTGCGTGACTGTGAGCAGTTCTGCGACAACCCGTTTAGTCATGTCGCTGAATACACGCACCCGTTCTTTCTGGCTGTGGCGCACCCTGTGGCCATGGTTAGCCGTGTGCGCAAAGCTGACGGTGGCACCGGTAAGGGTTGGGCTGCTCGCATTCAAGCCTCTGACTGGCGCGTGGCTACGCTGGAATGGATTGACCGCCGTGAATTGAAAAAGCAATCGGTAACGGCTTAGCCATTGGAAAATACAATCGGGGTTGCGGCCTCGATTGTTAAAAATACTCAGCTAAAATTCAGTCACTGGGTCAAATGGCTCAGTAAATAACTTTATAACTTGGGAACTATATGAACATCACCATTCGCTTAACAACACAATACGGCGCTCAAGTCATCGTCCCCGTATGCAACACCGCACGTCAACTGGCTGAGCTTGCCGGCACAAAGAATTTAACTGCCCAAGCGGTAAAGATGATTAAAGCCCTGGGTTACGTAGTCAATGTCGAACAAACTATCCCACTCACACTGTAAGAGTTCATCATGAAAAACGCACTCGAATTCTTTCAACTTGGCTCTGAAGTCGTGCGGTATCACACCGTAGCGACTTTGGTCAAAGAAACCGTGGGTCATCATTCACATGGCGTGGCCCTTATGTGTTTGTTCCTTGAGCCCGCTGCGAGCCATCGGTTGCTCATTTCAGCTTTGACACACGACTTAGCTGAACACGTGACCGGGGACATCCCCAGCCCCGCCAAACGTCTTTACGGTATCGGCACTCAGGTGTCTCACCTTGAGCACGACCTCATTGCGGGTGCCGGGTTACCTAATATATTTCTAAGCGAAGAAGAGCGCCGGGTTCTCAAACTTGCTGACCTCGCCCAGGGCGCATTGTTTTGCTCCCGTGAGATTTCACTGGGAAACCGCAACATGGTCAAGGTGCTTGACCGCTACCTGTCTTACGCTGAAGAGCTTAACCCTATCGGGCGCGAGCGTGAACTGTTTAACATTATTGAGGAGATGGCAAAATGAGCGCAAATTCTATTCAAGTCGGTGGGTCGCATTATCAAGTGGTCACCGGGCGTCAGCACTGGGATCTGATTGACGACTTCAACGTGGGTTACCTTGAGGCGGGCGCTACAAAGTACATCACTCGCTGGCGCGATAAGGACGGGCTTAAAGACCTGCGTAAGGCTGGTCACTTCCTGCAGAAACTGTACGAGAAACGTGCCCTTATGAACTTCCAGCAGCAGACTGCGCGTATGCCTCAGGTGCCTAGGGTGGTCATACAACAGTACGTAGAAGATAACCAGTGCGGCGAGGCTGAGTCTTACCTGATAGCTTTGATTCTTACTTGGCAGTCTACGGGCACTATTGACTTGGCGCGTAAGCTGATAAATGAGATGGTCGCGGCTGAGGAGGGCTCTAGCCCTTCATCGTCTTACGTCAACCAGGACTAACATGTCAACGCACGTTTTTGACTCCGAGACCCTGCCCAACTACACGTTGTTCAGGTTCAAGGACATTGAGACTGGGGAGAGGCACGGCTTTGTTCGCTCAGAGCCTGATGCCCCCGAGCGCCTGCGTGCGTTCACCTGCCAGCCTGATATGACTTTGATCGGCTTCAACAACAAGTCTTTTGACGACATAATACTCGCTGCGTTTATAGCTGGCCGTACTGAGATGGAAATCAAACGCATCGCTAACGACGTCATCGAGAACCGACTGGCTCCCTGGATAGCGTTGCGCAAGTACAGTCTGAACGCTGTCAGCGTAGACACGATTGACTTGATTGAGGTGGCTCCGTCGTTCGTGGGTCTCAAAGCATACGGGGCGCGGTTACACATGCCCTTGCTGCAAGACATGCCCATTGACCACACTACGTTCATAACCGTTGAGCAAGAGCCCATAGTCGAGTCATATTGTGACAACGACTGTGACACTACCGAGGCGCTGTTGAATGCCCTTGAGCCTGAAGTCATGTTGCGTGTTGACATGTCACGGCAGTACAAAGTTGACATGCGTAGTAAGTCAGATGCGCAGATGGCTGAGCAGGCTTATATAAAGACTATGGGGTTGGCCCGTAGCAACAATTTAATACCGTACGAGGTGACTTACACGCCACCGGCGTTCATCAAGTTCAAAGACCCCACGCTACAAGCCTTGCTTGAGCGCGTGTCAAAGACTGAGTTTAAGATGAACATGGCGACTGGTCACGTCGTGCTGCCTGACTTCTTGGGTAAAGAGCTGATTAGCTTCGGTGCGGGCACTTATCAACTCGGTGTGGGCGGTATCCACAGCACACATGACCGCAAAGTGTGTTACGTTTCGGGCGGTGACATCATTACTGACATTGACGCGGCCTCTTTTTACCCGTCAATCATTCTTGAATGTGGCTTTATACCTAAGAGCCTGGGCCAACCCTTCATTGACGAGTATCGCCGTATTTATGACCGCCGTATTGAGGCTAAACGCACGGGTGACAAGGTCACTAACGAGACCCTTAAAATTTCCCTGAACGGCACTTTCGGCAAGCTCGCTAGTCGGTACTCAGTGCTTTACGCACCTGACCTCATGCTGGCGGTTACGTTGACCGGGCAGTTCACACTGCTCATGTTGATAGAATGGCTTGAGCACTGCGGAGCTGAGACCCTTTCAGCTAACACCGATGGCATCGCTATGCGTTACGCCGGGCACATGGAAGAAACTGTAAAGCGCGTTGTCACCCGGTTTGAGGCTATTTCAAAGTTCAGCTTTGAATACACACCCTACCGCGTGCTGGCCATGAAAGACGTCAACAATTACTTCGCTGTCAAGACTGACCGTAAGATAAAGACCAAGGGTATTTACGCTGAGCTGTCGCTCAAGAAAAACCCCACGGCTGGCGTTTGCGCCACTGCTGTAGGCCAATGGCTAGCAAAGGGCACGCCCCTGCTCGAAACCATTCAAAACGCTGGGTTCGTAGACTTTATATCCGCTCGCAACGTGACCGGCGGCGGGCAACAAGGCTCTACGTTCTTGGGTAAGGTTGTGCGGTGGTATCAGTCCAACGCGGTTGACCTAGAGCCCATGACTTACGTTAAGAACGGCAACAAAGTACCCAAGACTGGCGGTGCTCGGGCTTGCATGACCATTGACCCCAAAGGCCCGCACCCGGCTGATC